GCATTAGACGAGTTTAAATATCCTAGTGATTGGACAACGTCATTTGCTGCATACAAAGAACACAAAGAACAAGTGGTTGCACAAATTATAGATTACATGGAAAATTATAAAAAGTACTTACCTCGCCTAAATAAACAGGTACAAGTACTAAATGAGCAATATTTTAGTTGCTCAGATCTATTAAATGTGTTAAAATAATATAAAAGTTGGCAATCCACTGCCTAAACATCGGAGAATAAAATTGAGTATAAGCGAAAAAATTAAAACAAAACTACAAGACGCAGGCGTTAGATTTTGGGCCGGCGACAACATTAGTGAAGTCCTGCAAGAGGGCGACAAACAATTATTAATTGAAGAACTTACACCTAAGTTCGAAGCAGTATTAGACGGTCTTGTAATTGATCGTTATACAGATCCTAACAGTATGGATACTGGTAAACGCCTAGCAAAAATGTATGTAAATGAATTAATGGCAGGTCGATATGATCCTATGCCTAATGCAACTGCATTTCCTAATCACATAGATAACGGATACGAAGGTATGCTAGTTGTACGCAGTGAGCTTAAAAGTGTTTGCTCACATCATCATCAACCCGTAACTGGTGTTGCATATATTGGAATTATTGCTGGAGAAACTTTAATTGGACTTAGCAAATATACACGTATTGCACAATGGTGTGCTAGACGTGGCACATTACAAGAAGAACTATGTAATGATATTGCTAGAGAGATTATGAGTTCAACTGGATCTACTAACGTAGGTGTTTACATCCAAGCAACACACGGGTGTTGTGAGAACAGAGGCATTATGGCAAATAGCAGTCTTACACAGACAACTGTTTTAAAAGGTGCGTTTAAAGATGACGCTGGCACTAAGAAGGAATTTTTTGATAACATTAAACTACAGCAAGAATTTGCTTGTGGAAAATAGGAGATAGTATGCCAATACCAGAAAGAATAATTATGCCAGCAACAAAAGACCCAAGCATGGGACACTTTTACGTAAGCCTTGTTAAAAGTGCAGTACGCATTGTGGCAGGAGTGTCAATGATATACGGAGGCTACTACTTAGAATATTGGGGTACGCCATTTATAATCGCCGGAGTAGGCTTTGTAATTGCAGAGGCACTTGGCATATTAGAGGAGATAGTTTAATGCTAATTGAAGTTAAAGACGGACCATTTGCAAAAGCACTTGAAGAGAATTTAGATGACGGGGTCCTAATGAAAGAAGTAGTAATCCATAAAATTATAAACGGGTTACTAGTACGTCAAATTCACACTCGTGAGTATTCACAAAATAAAGATGACTGGAACGATAGGTCGTCCAGTAAGCCATTATGCAAGACAAATTAGATTTACACAAAAAAAGAGTCTATTCCGTTGTTCCGCCAACATCAGCTAACGACTGTATGATACTTACACCGGCTGAAGCGTTTATGTACAATCTTCGAGGAATACCGTTAGTTGATATGACTGAGAGGCACGGAATGACTATTAACCGTTTAAAACTAAGCAGGAAGGATCTAAATCATGGGACCGTGGAACGAACAAGTACAATTGCGTAGATCAAAATCTATTCAAACATTACTCGACACTAATCCTCAATTGGATGAAGGTGTTCAAGGAATGTGGAAAAGAAAACTGAACGATCTTGCTGTTAACGAAGATGAATATAATTGCAGAGTTGTTGAGTTATATAAAAATATTAAAACGGATTGGCTAACAGATGTTTCTTAAGTTTTTAAAACTAATTGGACGAGAGCGTATTATCTACGATAGAGATAACACAATTCCGTATCTAATTAGATACTATCTATTTTTAAAAGACAGAAAAAACTTTCCGTTTAATATTACTATGCACAAAGTACTAGTAAGTGACGAACCTACACTACACGATCATCCGTGGAGTTGGGGAGCATTAATTATTAAAGGTGGCTATTGGGAACACACTTCAGAAGGTAAGTTTTGGCGTGGGCCTGGTAGTATACGTTTTAGAACAGCAAAAGATTTGCATTGGTTAGAACTTGCTAAAGACGCAGACGGAAACGAAATTCCATGCTGGAGCATTTTTTATATGGGCAAGAAAGCTCAAGAATGGGGTTTTGTTAAAGATGGTAAATGGATACACAACGAGGATTATTTAAATCATGGGTGATATTAAGAAACATTATTATAGCTGGGCTGACGTAGAAAAAATGTGTGTAAGCATTGTTAATCAGATGTACGCTGACAGTTGGCGGCCTGATTACATTGTAGGTCTAACACGAGGCGGAAATGTGCCTGCTACTATTATTAGCAACATGACTGGCATACGTTGCGAAGCACTTAAAGTAAGTCTACGTGACGATAACAGTCAAAGCGAAAGCAACTTATGGATGGCAGAAGATGCATACGGATATGCAAGTGATACAAATATCGGTGGTCCTACTACAGCAAAGAAAATCCTTATTGTAGACGACATTAACGATACTGGTGCTACTTTCAATTGGATCAAGGAAGACTGGCCTGCTAGTTGTTTGCCTGATGATCCGAGATGGGAGAAAGTTTGGTATAGTAACGTTCGGTTTGCTACCCTAACTAATAATCTAGCAAGTGACGCTACAGTTCCTGTTAGTTACACATGTCACGAAATAAACAAATTTGAAGAAGATGTTTGGCTTGTTTATCCTTGGGAAAATGTAGGAGAGTACACATGAGTTATGACGATCAATGCGCAGTAACATGCACACACAACGACAAAGTTGTAGATGCAGAAGTTGGCAATTTTAAATCTAAAGAGTTTGTTGAAGTATATATTGCAACAAATAAAATTCACATGCGATGGAATGGTAAAACATACGTCGGCGGAATGGCTGGTATGGAATTTACTACACCGGGTCCAAGAGAATTTAAAGTAAAAACTGGACGAGGTCGTTATGAAAGCTGATACATTAGAGTTAGCAAAAAGCGAAGGCCGTGCTCCTTGGAATGACATTGAAATTGACACTAGAGATTTTACAGTGTTTCGTGACAAGTATCCGGTTACTGAAGGTCACACATTAATTGTACCTAAAACAGCAGACAGTGAAGGCATTATGAAATGTTTTAACTTTGCTGTTACTATGGGGTACGATAACGTAATCAGTGATAAGACTAATATCACAGGTTACAATATTGGTTTAAATGTAGGTGAGAGTGCAGGACAAACTGTTATGTATCCGCATGTACATTTAATCTTTCGTAGAGACGGTGATACGGAAGATCCTAAGGGCGGCGTTCGAGGCGTCATTCCGTCAAAACAACAATACTAAAAAAGGAAAGGGTATGGAATTGAGACAGCAAATGATTAATGCAGCACGTAAACACGCTGAAGCTGAAATTGAACTACACAAAACAAATGTAGAAGTATACATGCAGAAAGTTGTAGGTATTGGAGAACATTCGGATATTATCGAAACGATCCAAAAAGAACTAGATAAAATGGCTTCTGCACACGATCGTCTAGAAATGTTAGACAAATATTTTGTCTAAGCAATGGACAGTTAAAGTAGAAGAAGACCCGGAGACAGGAGAGGTAATTTTACCTTTTCCGCCGGATCTTCTCAGCCAAATGGGATGGGATTTTGGTGATACTCTTATTTGGGATGACAATCTTAATGGCACCTTTTCAATAAAGAAAAAGGTTGACAACACCGATGAAAAGAAGGTATAATAGTAGTATGAATGAAACAATCGCAACTACCGAAGATACTAAGAAGTATTACTACAGTGAAATTTTTCACAGTATTCAAGGTGAAGGACAATACACTGGTGTTCCTACTGCTTGGATTAGATTCTTTTTATGTAACTTGCAATGTAACGGGTTTGGACAATTAGATCCAACTAATCCTGATACATACGAACTTCCGTTTGAAACTTTTGATTTATCTAAAATTGATAAAGTAGAAGACTTACCTGTTTGGGATAAAGGTTGTGACAGCAGTTACACATGGGCTAAACGATATAAACACTTAATGGGGCAAGAAACTCCTAAGGCATTAGCACATAAGATTATTGATATCTTAAAAACAGAGAGTAACCCGGAAGGGTTATTCTTACATCCTGTATCGCAACAGAGGCAACACTTCTGTGTTACAGGCGGCGAACCTATGATGCCACAAAGTCAGAAAGCGTTTATAGGTATTATGCGAGAGCTTAAAGCACAAAATAATTTACCCGCTAGTATTACATTTGAAACTAACGGTACACAAAATCTTACACAAGAGTTTATTAACTTCTGGCAACAAGAAACAGAAATTGAATTATTCTTTAGTGTATCACCTAAACTGTTTAGCACATCAGGCGAACTTGCTAAGAAAGCAATTAGACCCGAAGTAGTTGAGCAGTATCGTAAATTATCTAGCAAAGGACAATTAAAGTTTGTTGTTGGTAGTTTACAACGTGAGTGGGATGACATGGAGGCAGCTATAGCACAATTTCGTGAAGTAGATGTTGACTTTCCTATTTGGGTAATGCCCGTTGGTGCTAGAGAAGAAGAACAAACCGCAACCGCAGGGCATGTTGCAAAAATGGCATTTCAGAAAGGTTATAATGTAGCTGCTAGAGTACATGTATACTTATTTGGTAATGCAATTGGAACTTAAGGAGAATATATGTCATTTTTAACAAAAATACTTGGCTTAGATAAAATTAAAGAAATTAACAAAGCTAAAGACGAAGAACAGAATAAACTGCTTAGTGCTAAAGATTTAGCAACTAAAAAGAAGCAACCGTGGGTAGGTGTAATTGATACACACATTAATAAAGATAATGTAAAGAACGGGTTCTTTGAACTCGACTGGAATGATCTGTTTATTAAACGTTTGATCAAAGAAGGATACGGAGTTGACAATGACAAGCATGAAGAAATTGTTGATCGATGGTTTCGTGAACTATGTGCTAACGTAGTTGTTGATGGTGACTTTGGCGGGCCTTTAGATGGTCTTCAAACTGGCAACATTGATATTAACAATGTAAAAAGAAATAATGATTGACATTGTGCGTAAAAGAGCGTATAATAACACTATAAACAATTAAAGGCAACGTAATGACACATATTATAGTAGATACAGCAAATACATTTTTCCGTGCAAGACACGTTATTAATGGTAGTGCAGACATTAAGTTAGGTATGGCTTTTCATATTACACTTAACAGTATTAAGAAAGCATGGCAAGACTTCGATGGCACTCATGTTATATTCTGCTTAGAAGGTCGTAGTTGGCGCAAAGACTATTACGAGCCTTACAAACGTAATAGAAGTGATGCTCGTGCAGCACATAACGAACAACAGCAAGAAGAAGAAAAGATCTTTTGGGAAGCGTTCGATACATTTAAAGACTTTGTTACAGATAAGACTAACTGTACTGTTATGCAACACAAACAGCTAGAAGCAGATGATCTTATTGCAGGTTGGGTACAAGCACATCCTGATGTTGATCATGTTATTATTAGTACAGATACAGACTTTCAGCAACTAGTTGCACCTAACTGTAAACTGTATAATGGTGTACAAGAAGTAACAACTACACATGAAGGCTTCTTTGATAAGAAAGGCAAGTTTGTTATTGATAATAAAACTAAGCTGCCTAAAGCTATTCCAGATCCTCAATGGTTATTGTTTGAAAAGTGTATGCGTGGTGACACAAGTGATAATGTGTTTAGTGCTTACCCTGGTGTACGTAAGAAAGGCACTAAGAACAAAGTTGGTTTAACTGAAGCGTTTGAAGATAAGACTACAAAAGGTTACAACTGGAATAACTTGATGTTGCAACGTTGGGTAGATCATAACGGTGCAGAACATCGTGTACTAGACGATTACGAACGTAACCGTGTACTAATTGATTTATCAATGCAACCTAGTAACATTAGAACTATTATTAATGATGTAATTGAAGAAGCAATGGTTGCTAACAAGGACGTTAGTCAAGTTGGTATTAGGCTAATGAAGTTCTGTCATTTATATGACTTAAAAAGAATTACAGATCAGGCGCAGGCATATGCTGAGCCATTAAATGCGAGGTATAACACAGTATGACACTAGACCTAAAAGCAAAACCCATTTTAGATGGAAAGTTTTGGATTGTAGAAAATGCAGGACAAAAAGTAGGAACACTTAGAAAGAACGAAGACAAGTTTGTTTTTAGTAACGAACACGGTGTTAAGTTCTATAATAGTAAATCAAGCATTGTAAAAGAGTACGGAAAAGACTTTTTTGTTGCTAAGATTATAAAAGAAGCTACAGATGCTTTACCTAACGAAGTACAAGGGTATAAGTGTAGCACTTCACCGCATAACTCAATGTATGATATACAGAAACGTTTGCCACTGTTTACAAAAAGTAAAGACTCAAAGAGTTTGTACTGTGCAGGCTATTATGTAATTAAATTCGATAAAGGATGGGTTAAATCATTCTGTCCTAAGCTCATTACACTGCAACGATATGCGTATAAAGGGCCATTTAAGACTGATTTAGAAATGAAACAGGTACTATCAAATGTCAACAAGTAACCTTCCTCAATCGCTTCCCAGCATAGAGAAGGTGCTACAACGTATTGCTGTTGCAGAGCAAACTCATCAAAAAGAAGTAAGAATTACTATTGCTGAAGCAAGAGCATTGACACTTGAATTATCGTTGTTTACGGCTAAGCTAGGCGTGGTTGTTACAGACATTAACGAACAATTAAAGCAGATTAGACAAAATAGTGAGCAAGTAGACGTAAAGTTTGAAGGCGGACAGTTCTAAAAAAGGATAAATATATACGTAGTTAATTAAAAAGGGTTACGTATATGAGCAGGCCAAAACCAAATGTTATTCTCGAACATATCAATCGAGAAACATATAAAGCAGAACAAATCTTAGAGAGCGAAGCAATTTGGGCGGTCTTCTATAAAGGAAAACCGTTTAACTTAAAAAGCGGAAGTATGGTGTCTAGTTACCCGGGACCTAAATATAAAAAGGTGTCTTTTTCTAATCCTGGACATGCTAGAAACTTAGCAAAGAAATTAAACTCAATGTTTAATACTACTGAATTTAAAGTCTACACACTAACTTCTGGAGCGGTGGAAGAGTAATGGTATGGATCACAAAGACAATTACACTAGGGTTTTTTTAAAAGCAGCAGGGTTGTCAGCGGGAACAGAAGACATCAAAGAAAAGAAACCTCAATGGTGGTGGAATGTAAGAAGTAAATCCAATGGTGGTTTAAGATTAACAGATGATGCTGTTACATTTATACATGATGTTGCACAGATTAAAACATATCAAGTAAAATTTCCAAAACAGTTTAAAATTACACCACAAGTACTTTTATGGCTTGACAATTTTATCGAATCGCCGTATTATATAACTAAGACGTCTATTAGTGTGCTTAAAGAGAAGTCAGCGTTTGAATTATATCTGTTTAGTGGCGATATAAGTAAAATGGGCTATAACAAAGCATTAGCTAAAAGAATTACTGAAGAAACTAAGAACCAAGATTAACTCCCATTAACTGAGCATATTATAAATATTATACAATGATTGAACTTAATCCATTAGACGTACTAAGATCTAGAGAAGTAAAGAGCATGCCTCCGCACTTTTCTACCATGAAGATATCTGATAATGAAAGATATGATTATCAAATTATTGATTGGATCAAAGAAAAAACTATCGGAAGGTTTAGCATTAATGCATACCCTAACGTTAGTAGTAACCAATTCAAAACATCTACATTTGTAGGGTTTGAAGAAGAAAAAGAGTTAACGTATTTTATGTTAGCTTGTCCATACTTAAGGAGAAACTAGAATGGCTGAAGAAACAAAAGACCCAGTAGCTACAGAAGCACCAGTTGGTGGTCCTGTTCCTACTCCCCAAGCAGATGCTCCAGCAGCACCTGACTTAAACATTAGTGACTTAACTGCTGTAAAAAGCATTATTGAAGTTGCAACACAACGAGGTGCTTTTAAAGCTGCAGAACTTGAAGCAGTAGGTAAAGCATTTAATAAATTGTCAACGTTTTTAGATCACGTTGTTTCACAACAACAGAAAGATCAAGGAGAAGCAGATAATGGCTAGAAATATTAAACATGTTGGAAAGATGACTAATACCGGTGACCATGTTGCTGTTGTATTTAGAACTCTTCCAGGAGAATCAGATAACGCACTAGTATTGCAAACAGCAACACTACCTGATAACTATCACGATAGCTTAATGAAGCTTATCGAAACAGACCAAGCACAAGAAGCGTTTGAACTAGGTGAGTTTATGTTTAGAAACTCTTTTCCAGACGGACGTCCTATGCTTCAAGCAATGCAGGCAGACAATCGTCTTAAGAAAGTTCCAACAGCGAACG